GTAGGAACCGCCGGCGATCGGCGGAACGCCGACATAGCCGCCAGCTGCATAGCCCGCCACGCCACGGCGGATGGCTTCGAGGTTGGAAACGCCGATCCGGGCAGTGGCGGGAGCGTCAAAGACAAATTCCCTGCCATGCACGAAGCCGGCGATATCGGATGCCGCGATGTCGCCGGTGTAGCCGCCCGCAGCATAGCTGCCCTCGGCAAATGGCGGCGTTGTTGCGGCGCGCACCGCGTTGAATGGAAGCGACGTCCCCGCGCCACCGATCGAGCCAAGCAGCCGGCTGTACTCGGACAGCGGGACAATGGCCTGCGTGGCCGCGCCAGCCGTAGCGATGATTGCAGCATTGGTACCGGCGACGGCGCCGCCGGCTGCTGCCGCCCCGTCTGTGAGCTCGCCATATTTCTCGGCCTTGCCGCCAAGCGCCGTGGCTGCTGCCTCCGCACTGCCTTTCACCCCGTCGAGCAGATCGCGTGAGCGTTCAAGTTCGGCCTGCAGTTCGGCGGCGGCCGTCGTGTCTTCTAAGATCTGCTCGGCTAGCCCGCGGAAGGGCGATTCGGTGGGCAGCATTTCGGCGATTTCGGCGACCTCGCGCCGGAACGCGATCACATCGGCCGCGCCGTCCTTGAGCTCCTTTCGAAACTCGCTCACCTGATCCTGAAAGGGGCCGAAGCGCGCAAATGGCGCGCCCAACACATCCGAGGGCCGCAATCCATCGCTGCCGCGAATGAGGTCACGTTGCGCGGCTTCGGCCGAGCGGCCCAGGCGGCTGACATTCTGCTGACCCTCGAACCGCAATTGCGCGATGGAATCGACACCGTAGCTGGACGCGGCGCCGCTGGCCTCCGCCCAGGCACTTTTGATACGACCGACCAGATCGGCGTGGGATGTCAGCGCCCGTTCGATCATCGGCTGGTTGGAGGTGATCTCGCGAAACAGATCCGCGGCAGCCCCAGCCGCGATCTTGAGGCCCTCACTGACGGCCGTGATGGCGACGCTTGCGGCCAATCCGCCGGCGGCCCCCGCCACGACGGTTGCAAGCCCGTCGAATTTTTCGCGCGCTGTCCCCGCCGCGTCGCCAGCCTTGGCAATATCCGGAGCCGCTGTCAGGCCCGCGTCGCCCGCAGCCTTTATGCCGGTTGTCGCGCGATCTCCTTCATCAGCGATCTGTTTGAGGCCAAGCCGGGCGCGGGTCGCTTCACTGCTTTCCCACTCAAACCCCTTGAATGAGGCTTCGACTTTTTTCCCTGCTGTCTCTGCCTTGTTGCCGAGATCCTCAACTGCGCTTGCCGTCTCGCTCAGTGCCTTTTTGGCACCGGCCGGATCGCCGTCAATGACCAGGGCCAAGCGCAGCGTCATGGTGTTACCACCTCTCCGACGCCATTGAGCGCGTCGCGCGCCGCCATTTCCATCACCGTCAGTCCGTTGAAAGTCTCATTGTCCAGAACGATGCCGCGCGCAGACCAGGCGATGGCGGCACCGGCATAATCGACCCCAATAAAGCGGGTGATGATGTAGCCGTTCCGGCCAGAGAGTGTGGTGCGCCATTGGCTGGCCGCAGTGAGGAAGGCGGTGGCGGCAGCGGCGTTTTGCGGCCAGACCCCGGAAAATGAGCCACTGCTGCGATGTCGGTCCCATCTGGCGATCGCGGCCTGAGCCGCGGCATCAAGACCGGCCGCACGGGCATCGGCGATCGCGTCGTCCTCATTAATTGGCGGCGTGTCATTGAGTGTGCCTTCTGCCCAGGCCCGCGCCGCCATGATCAGTTTCCCTGGGCGGCCCTGCCGATCCCCTCGACATAGGCGCGCACCAGGCCCGCGCGGATATCCGGCCGGTCGATCAGCCGGGCGAGCAGCGGCCCGGAAAAGGGGAGCGGGCCGGAACCGTCCTCGATGTCTTCGAGATCAGTGACGGTTGTTTCAAGAAAGCCCGCGACCTGGTCGGGATCGCCAAGGTCGATCTGCTTGAATGCGGACACCGGCATCACCTGGAACCTGGCCCGGAAGCTCTCCGGTTCGGCATTGGGCAGCCGGACGGTGACGGTCTCCCAGAAGCAGGGCGCGGAATCGATGTTGAACATGCCGGGGTCCTTTTCCGGATTGATTTTACGTCAGGGTCAGCGTCCACTGGTCGTTGCCGGAGACCGGCAGCGGCACCAGCTCAAGCGGCCATTCGGCGATCTTCTGGGCTTCCTCGTAACCCGACAGCCGCTTGAGCTGGGCCGAGGGAACCGACAGCGTTACGGTCGAACCGGCGGCGGTTCCATGCACCAGCTCGACCGCAACTTTCGTCTGGTCATTGGCGAGGTCATAAGGATCGAATGTGCTGACCGGCACCGCCTCGACGCGCGCCGACAGCGCATCGGCGCGGTCGGTGATCAGGATCGATTCCGATCCGACCAGCAGCCTGGGCTCGACCTGGTTGTTGAGCGCCAGCACCGCCTCGCGCAGCACCATGGAAACAGCATCGATCGTGAAATCAGGCGTGTTGGCATGGGTGACGACGACCGGCGGCTTGAAGCCGCTCAGCACCGGCGCAGGCCGCGCCTGCTCGGAGGGTTCCGACCACAGGCCCAGCATGTCGAATTCGAGATAGGGCAGGCCTTGGGCGGTAAAACGCATGGTGCACTGGCCACGGCAGCCGGTGAGAACATGGCGCGTGCCGGCCATCCAGAAATGAAGCGTGCCCGACTCCATGCCGTCGGAAATCGGATTGTAGGTGACCGAGGTTGCCGGCGTGATCGTCTCGGCGACGGCGCAGGCGCGCAGCATCGGTCCCCAGGCCGGCGCGGTGCCGGCTGTGCCGGATCCGGCCAGCTCCACCCGGCCGCGCAGCCTTCCGCGCAAGCCCACCGGGATCATGGCTTGCGCGCCGAGATAGGGCAGCTCCAGATCGCGGCTCACATCCTCGCCCTCCATCGGCGAGAACGAGACATTGGTCATCAGGAAGGCGTTGGCGCCGGCCGGAACCGCGTCGACGCCGTAGCTGGCCTCGATCTTGAACAGAATGATCTTGGATCGCCATTTGAGCGGCATGGCCTAGTCCTTCCCGGTTTCGGTCGCGGGCGTTTCCGGTTCAGGCTTCGAACCGTCTTTCGCCGGTTTCAGCGATCCGTCCTTCTCACGCACGTAACTGCCACCGACTTGCGGTAACAGGGCCGGTTTCTTTGTCATGCCAAATTCCTCACCTGTCTCTGGATCGAAAAGTCGAGCTGGTACATGACCGCGCCGGCTTCGGCGGAGAGCAATTGGCCGCGCGCCACGCGGAAGACGCCGATGGCGCCGTCCGGCCCCCAGCCGGCGATGGCGGCGATCAGCGCGTCGATCAGTTCGCCGATCTGCGGCAGTGCCTTCGCGCCGCTGGCGTCGCCGGCCGCGCGCACCACCAGCAGCACGCCGACAATCTCGTCGAGCATCTGGGTGAACGCCCCGGCAGCCGCATCGCCCTCGCTGCGCGGCCTCAGCCCGAGCGGCAGGACAAAGGCCGTGGCTGCGGCCTGGGGCAGCGCCTTGCGCCGGACCAGTTCGGAGAGATCGGCGGCCTCTTTGGCGCGGCCATCAAGCGCCGGCACCGTCGCCTCTATGCGGGTGATCACCTCGTCAGTCAGCATCAAGGCCTCCCAGCGGTTGACCGAGATAGACTCCGGCTATGTCGCCGATCGCTTTCTCGTCCTCGGCATCAAGACCGAGAAAGGCGCGCTGGGGAATGTCGACGGATTGCCTGGTGACCCAGCCGCCGGCCACCTGAAAGCGCAGGCCTCTGGCCGTCTTCGCCTTGATGGTGGCTCCCACCTGGTGAGGCGCCGCATAGATCACGTTGGTGCCGACGGCGACGCCTTCATTGCTCGCCTCATGCGTCATCGAATTGTGGAGCCGGCGCGTGTCCGACAGGGTCTTGCCGCCCTCGGTCAGCACCCGGATAGACATCGGCCAGGGCGTGCCGTCCGGGGCTTCCTCGCGCTCGAAACGCTGCTGTGTTGAGACCACCAGCATCGACCCGATCTCGTCATAAAGCGGCATCGGATCGTCGAGCCGCGCGGCTGCTGCACCAAGCGCCGCCATTGCCGCCTCCGATCCTTGAAGCTCCAGACGCACACCCGCCATCACACAAATCCCTTCATCGTTGCCGCCGAGAGCGGCCGTTCGGGCTCGTTGGTGCGGACTTCCGATGCGCCGGAACCGGCCGGCTCCGCGCCGCCGGCGTCGAGCTTGATCAGGCCCGAGGCGATGTCCTTCAATTGCCTCAGTGCCGCCTCGTAATCCTTGCCGATCTTCTCCGAGGCGACATTGGTGTGGGCGTAATAGATCGCGATGCGCTGGGCGAGATCGGTGACCAGCGCCGGAATGGTGGCCAGCGGCAGCGCGTAACGCCCGGCG